AGTAGATGCGATGACATCACTAGCTGACATGCTTGACACAGTACGCAATGAAGCAAAGCGTCGCGAGGCACAGGTTGAAGAACTTGCTGCACGTGCCGCAGAAGCTGCAATGCGCGTCAAGGGTGAAGCTGAAGATGCTCCAAAGGCTGAAGGCGAAGCCGAACCTATGGAAGAGGACAAAGAAGCTGAAGAAGCTCCTGCTGTTCCTGCTATGGAAGAGGAAAAGCCAGCAGACAAAGAGCCGATGGCTGAAGCGTCAACTGCTGTGGAAACTGGTTCGGAACTATCGACCGACGACACAATCGCTGAGACAGTAGTCGAAGCAACACCAGCTACCGAGGTAGCTGCAGAAGCTGCACCTGCAACAGAACCTGTAACAGAAGCAGCCGTAACAGAAGTTAAGGCAGAAGAAGCCGCACCTGCGGAATTCGCTGCCGAAGAAGCTAAGGTAGAAGCAGTTGCTGAAGAAGCACCTGCTGTAACTGCAGCAGCGGACGAGGCACCAGTTGCCGAGGCTGTAGCTGAAGTTGCTCCTGAGGCTGAAGCATCAACAACAACAGAAACAGCTCAAGTTATTGAGCAGAAGGAGCAGGAGGCACCAGTGACCGCCGCAGTATCATCAGAAGAAACTTCAAACATTGAAGTTCCAGCTGACCGTCGCCCAGTAGCTCAGGCTTCAGTAGCCGCCGTGGCAATCACAGCGGGTGCTGACATTCCTGGCTACTCAGCCGGCAGCGAAGTAAAGGACATGACAGAAGTAGCTGGCCTTATGGCAAAGCGTCTTCATGGATTCCGTAACGTAAATGGTGGAAATGGAGAGCAGCACATCGTTGCTTCTTTCTCAACATCATTCCCAGAAGAGCGCACATTAACAAATGATGCAGAATCAAACTGGGCAAAGATCCAGACAGTAACATCCCCTGAGGCACTTGTTGCTTCTGGTGGACACGTTGCACCGTTCGAAGTTAAGTACGATATCTTTGGTATCGGAACAACAGCTCGTCCAGTGCGTGACTGCTTGCCTAAATTCCAGGTAAACCGTGGCGGTATCCGCTTCGTAACTCCACCAGCACTTAGCGCATATCCTAACGCTGTTGGAATCTGGACCGCAGCAAACGACTCAGCAGAAACACCAAGCCCAGCTTCAAAGCTTAGCTTGACAGTTGCTGCAGCAGCAGAGACCACCGTCGCAACTGACGCTGTAACTCTACAAATGCAGTTTGGTAACCTTGCAACACGTGCATATCCTGAATTGATCGCTCGTCACAACGAGCTTGGTCTAATCCAGCACGCACGCGAAGCTGAGCAAAACCTAATGACTAAGATCGGTTCTGCTTCAACAGCAATCACATCAACATCCGTTATCGGATTTGGTCGCGATTTCCTAGTTCAAATGGGCCGCGCAGCAGCAGCTTACCGTTCACGTCACCGTCTAGAGACTGATGCGCCACTTCGCGCAATCATTCCTGGCTGGGTCAAGGACGCGATGGCAGCAGATCTAACCATCTCAATGCCTGGTGACAACAACCTGAACGCATACGCAGAAATCGACGGCTACGCTGCAGCACGCAACGTAAACCTTTGTGTTTCTCTAGATGCAACAGTGTTTGGTTCACAAAGCGCAGCAGCAATGCTGGAGTTCCCAGATTCATTCGTATGGTACCTATTCGCAGAGGGTTCATTCCTCTTCCTTGATGGCGGTACTTTGGATCTTGGTATCGTTCGTGACTCAACACTTGTTGGCACAAACGACTACAAGATGTTCGTTGAAACCTTCGAAGGTGTCGCGTTCGTCGGAGTAGAATCACTTCAGATCACAAGCACCATCTCTGTAAACGGCGTGGCAGCAGCCCTCCGTGATACAACAGGTGGCTTAGCAGCAGCGGCGATTGAGTACTAAGCCGTAACCAAGTACTAATGTTGAGGAGGGGCTCGGAAACGGGCCCCTCCGATACAAATAATCAAACAAACTTTTAGATTAGGAAGTAAAGATGGCTTTTAGAGGAGTTTTCGAAGCACCGAAGATTACACCTTCGGAGTTCGGTCTATTCACTGTCGCAAAGCCTGATACTCGATCAAACGAAGATCAATGGGTCCGTGGATTCTCACAAGAGTGGGACACCGACATCTATTCTGCAAAGAATATCGACGACACAGACACAACGCTTATCACTGTCGCCTCAAACGCGACACCTGCGCGATACACTGAAATTAAACCATTTTTTATTGAAGCTGAAGACTACCGCTCAACACTAGATGCCAACGGCCCTGACTATATAGAACGAGTTAAGCGTCAGCTTGACGGTATAACACAGAAGGCGCTAGAGCGTGAGCTCTGGGACGGCGGAGTTAGAAAAGGTAGAAGCCACGCAAATAAAGCACTTAGTGCTTCGACTGCGACGCTTGTTAACGGAACAACAGCGCTGTCAGTTACGCGCGCGCTTGCCTTACTTGACTTTGAGCTAGCGGACACCTCTCCTTGTGGAGAAAACGGCGTCATTCACATGACCAAGGACGCGGCTGCTCTTCTATCAGCTAACTACATGATTTTTCACAACGTAGAAGGAGGCCACCTTCAGACAGTCAGCGGGACTAAGATCATTCTTGGTGCTGGCTACACTGGAAACGGCCCAGACGGACAAACAGGCGCAACAGCGTCAGCAACAAACAAATGGATGTACGGCACCGGCGCAGTCAAGACAGTTCTTGGCGACGTTGATGTCGTTACTGACACGCTAGCTCAAGGCTACGACGTGGCAGGAAACAAAAATGATATACGTCTCAAGGCAATCCGCCCAGCGGCTGTTTACTTTGATACGACCATTCACCTCGCAGTAAGAATCGATCTAACAGCGTAGAATTATCTACGTTGATAGCTAAATAAGGAGAAAGAAACACATGGCAACTCAAGATTACGCCGCAAGTATTCAAGGCGTGTCCATTCGGGTTACTCGCCTCGATGCGGCCGGTAATCTTCTGAACACACCAGGAGACAGCTACACTACGTCAGCTTTCATCCGCGTTTCATTTACGCCTGAATATGAAGAAGGAGACGAAATCACAGAGAAGGCTGCCGATGGCACCGTCTGTGTAGTTTACAAGTCTCCAGATACGCTAAAGCGTATCACAATGGAACTGGCAATTTGTGAGCCAGATCCTGAACTAACACAACTTTTGTCCGGCGGTCTCTTGCTTCGCAAGAACCTCGGAACATTCGCAGCACCTAACCGTAAGTCAGTCGGTTGGTCTTCACCTGCAGTAGGAGATGATCCTGCAGCAACTGGTGTCGCAATCGAGTGCTGGTCACATGCAATCAAGGATGGCAAGAAGAGCGCAACTCTTCCTTACTTCCACTGGGTCTTCCCATACGTAAAGGTTCGCCAATCTGGTGACCGTGTAATTGAAAATGGTTTGCTTGCAAATACATTTGAAGGTTACGGCCTTGGAAACACTCTGTTCGGAGAAGGACTTGACTCTCGCTGGGAGTACCCAGTTGCCACAGAGCGTCCGTACTCATACGCACGTTCAACATGGGCACCAACAGGACGTAATGGTTTCTATAGATGGCACCCTACTCTTGTAGCTGCTGTGTCAAATAAGGCAGTTACAACTAACGTTGCGACCCTTACAACATCAGCTGCACACTCTTTTGAAGTTGGTGACAGCGTCGTAGTTACTGGAGTAGATGGAACACTAAACGGTACCTACACAATTACCGCAGTTCCAAGCACAACTACATTCCGCTACGCTAAGACAACAGGAGACGTTGCCTCAACAGCAGTATCACCTGTAGGCGCAGCAACCGTACCAACAAACAGCCGTGCAGTTACTGACTTTACAAGCCAGGGCTCAACGTCTGCGTATAACATCCCAGGAAACAATGATTACAACGCCGATCTACCAATCGACTTTATCATTGCTTCAAACGAGGATCCAGCTTCATAATTTAAGTATAGCAGGCGGTGTGCCGATGTGTAATAGGTATACACAGGTACACCGCCTGTTTTTATTAGATAAGACAAGAGGGACGGTATGAGTAACCTTTGGGTAACACCCGACGAGCTTGGCGCACCTTACGCTGACTCGGAGTTCGCCTACGAAGCTTGCAAGTCAGCATCTGGACTTCTCTGGTCAATGTCAGGTCGCAAGTACAGCGGAATCACAACTGTAACAGAGCGATACGTCTGCCAAAACCGCATATTCCGATATGGTGCGTCTGCAAATACATATCAGGCAGTTCTTCTTGATGGAGCGATATTTAACATCCCTTCCGACGAGTTTGAGGGTGGAGTAACTGATGGTATGTCTCCAGAGTCCCGTATTCGTCTTCGTGGACGACCTGTAACAAAGATTCACGCGATTCGTCGTCGTGACGGAGTTGTTCTTGATCCATCAGCATACTACCTAGTAGATCACTCGACGGTTCAGGCTGCCTCAGGCATTCCTTGGACGCCGTGTAACCTAGAAATTACGTATTCTTACGGCACGTATGCTCCTACTATGGGAAGAATGGCCGCACGAACACTTGCAATTGAATTTGTAAAGCTTTTTGAAGGATCTGATGACTGCGCTCTTCCACAGCGTGTCACATCTATAGCACGACAAGGCGTCTCCTATACCCTTCTAGATAGCCAGGACTTCATCGAGGAGATGCGCACTGGTATCTACATGGTAGATCTATTTCTTAAGTCCACAAACCCTGACAAGGCTAGAGCCAAGGCTCGTGTATTTTCTCCTGATGTTCCACGCGGACGTCGCTACACTCCAAAGCCTCTTCGTCTTGGCACAAGCGAGCTTGATATTGAAGTAAAAACGACTGGAGGATCTGTTACCGTTCCTCTTGAGTACATCGGGGCTGAGTTTCTTGTTGCGCAAGGAAACTGGGTACCAAACCTTATTATTCGCAACTACGGGCAAACAAAGCAGCTTGATACTGACCAGGGAGCGGTAAGTATTGACGCGGCTGCATACGACATTACATTTAACGTCAGCTACGCCAACGCCCTTAGCATTATAGGCATGGTTGATCCTGGTACGTATGATCTTTATGCATCACGGCCAAGCGCAGAAACACCGGGAACTACCGAGACTGTTCTTATCTGCTCAGGTAACATAAGATTCCAACTAGCTAACGCAGGTATCAACGCGTTTACACTTGGTGGATAAACCTACTACGAAAAGAAAGTAAGACACCTACATGGGCGCAGTATACGACGTTTCTGGAGTAGATCCAGACGCACTTAACCTTAAAAACATGATGGACCAGATTCTTGAGAAGGTTACATCTGTTTTTACATCCTACGGTGTGCCCTTGCCTTCTCGTCACTACTGGACGATGGGAAATCCTGCCATTGACTGCGAACAACTTGTTGTTTCATTCATTCAGATGTACCTTGGAACTCCAGGTGATCAAGCGTCGACCCCGCAAAGATGCCACATGCCAAGAACAGCAGTTTTAGCTATTTCCATTGCCCGTGAGGTGCCTGTAGTTGGAGTAAACGGCCGTCCTCCATCAGCTGAAAAGATCGAGGCCGGCAGTGCGTTATCAGCAGTTGATGCATGGGTACTTATGGAGTCAATGAAGTCATTTGATCCTTGGGATGATGATGGACTAGGGCTTGGAGTTATCGCAACTGTTGATGCCCCAACTGTTGAGGGTGGTTTTCAACTTGTCAACATGCAGCTCTCTGTGGTGGTGCCATAATGGCAAAAGTCGTAGACGTAAAGTTCTACCCAAACTTTAACTTTATGCTCAATGGAGCAGGCGGAATGGTTGATAACAGCATGCGGCGTCGCGCACTTTCAGTTCAAGGTGCAGCGCGCAGGCAGGTTGGAAAAAGAACTGGCTTTCTTGCAAAGTCAATTCACTCAAGGAGAAGTCGTGACACCTTCGGACCTTATTGGTACGTAGGCTCAACGGTTAGTTACGCATACATGCACCACGAAGGTACACGCCCTCATGTGATTATGCGCAGCGGAGGAGGCAAACTTAGGTTTGCAACTAGCGGAGGAATAGTGTTTGCTCCTATGGTTAAACATCCAGGAACTAAGCCGAATAGATACCTAAAAGACAGTCTCTATCTCGCTTTAGTTTGATAAAATAATAACGGAGACAACCGTCTCAATGACACAAGAAAGAGAGAAAAATACTGTATGACTACGAATAGATTCAAGGACTTTGGATCGGGCGAAGGTGTTGAAACTAGTCCATTGTCCTTCAAACTTCACAACGAGGAGTTTCACTGCGTTCCAGCAGTGCAAGGAAAACTCATGCTACAGCTTGCTGCAAGCTCTGGAGATAACGACGCGTCTAAGGCAGCAGGAATGATTGACACGTTTTTCGAGCAAGTACTTCTTGAGGAAAGCTATACGCGCTTCTCAGCTCTTCTTGCCAGCGAAAAAATCGTGCCGGTTGAAACACTTGCAAACATCACGGCGTGGCTTGTAGAGGAATATACAGGCCGCCCTACGGAGCGGCCAGAAGTCTCCTAGAGTGGGGGATTGACCTCTGGCCCTATGTGAATGGAAGAGCATTAGTGAACGGATTGCAACTTGCAAGCATGCCTGCTACAGACATGCTAGACGTTCTTCACTACTTCCTTGAGGATGATATGAATTACGGTACCGCAGAGCAAGCCGATGCTCGTGATGCCGTTCGTACTCAAATCTACGAAAGCATGTATGACACTACCTATAAGTATAGTAAGAAAAATACATCTAACTCGTTTGATGCGTCTACGATAAAAGATTTTGATGGTCCTGAAGAGAAGATGCCCGAACCGTTCAACCCAGCACTAAAGCCAAAGCGCTACGTTGCACCAACAGCAGTTGATGCAGACTCACCGCTTCCGTTTGGCAACGTGTTGGACGCACCATTAGAAAATAACTAGTAAGAACTTAAGGAAGGAGGTGAGAACAGAGTGGCAGTAGTTGGCGAGGCGTCGATAATTATTCGACCAATCACTACCGGTTTTGCTGGAGCTGTTAAGAAAGATCTTGACAGAGTCGGCGGACTTGCCGGTAGTGCGGGTTCCCGTGCGGGAAAACAATTTGGTGGAGCTTTTGGAAAGGCGTTTGGCCCAACTGGCAAGAACATATTTAGTAACGACCAAATCGGAAAAGCAATGGCTACCGGAAAGGCGTTT